CTATTACAGCTACATCTGGAAACTTCCTTTTCAATGAAGCTAATGGTACAACCTTTGCCAACAACACAGATTGGACAGGTAGTGGTGTTTCATCCAAGTCTAGATATGAAGTTCAGAACGGTGCTTTACAAGCCTTAACAGGTACAGGAAGTTATGGTGAAGTAATCTATTATTCTGGTACAAGTCAATCTCTACAATGCAGTAATGCTATTCTAGAGTATCCCTGGTCTGGTAATATTACACTCTCAACAAGAACAGCATCTGGAATAAGTGGGTATTCATTATCTGCAACACCTACATCTTGTATGTTTTATAGGGCGGGAGTATGGCAAGGTAGTTTCAGTACTCCAACTGGTACGGGTGGTACACAGAATATCAGGATCATTGAAGAAGCTGGATTTGTTAAATGCTATGTCGATGCTACACTGTTAATTAGTTATAGTGAATCTACTCCGTTAACTCAAGGTTACCCAGGGATTTCTATCACTGCCTCGCCTGAGTCAGGGCTAAGAATCGCATCTTGGAAAGATACAGCTTAAAACAGAAAACCCCTAGAAGAAATTAATCCTCTAGGGGTTTATTTTATTTGATTACTACATTCTGTTCTTCAAAGAAAGCACGTACATAATTAGCTGACTTTACATTTGAACAGACAGTGATTGCACTACGAATAACACTATCTTTGAGTTCATGTTGTCTAGAAATGTTCATCAGATGCTTCTTTAGGAATTCATCATTCTTTACTTGAATCGTAATATTGAAAGTATCATTCATTGCATCAATCTTATTTAAGATAAGAAGTAAAGCATCACCATAACCAAGACTGGGACAAGCCTTCTTTACAAATTCTTCCTTATCCCAATAAGTGATCTTGATATCATAGTATCGTAAATCTAGGTATGTGTCTACTAGGTTGATTTCACAGAGGATCTTGTTATCTCTGTTCTTCAGGTGAGTTGTTTGTACAATCATTTCATGTTCCTTTCATTGACAGGATAACTTTAAAGTTATAACTGTTTAATTATATAAATATATCATCCTAAGAAAATCAAAAAATAGAAAGCCTTTTAGCCGGACTGTCAGATCAAGTTACTTATGATCCAACATCCGGCTTTGACTTTGCTACTTAATGACTCTTAGGATATCATCCTGAAGTCCCTAAAACTGCGTTCTACTTAAGAAGATAGAGGAATTAACCTGATAGCTCCTTAAGCCCTTTTGCCTTCGCAGTGAGCTTTACAGCCCGTAGATCGGCAGGGATTCTTGGTCAATTGCTCAGACCCAGAGTGCTTACGCTTGTTATCAGTGAAGAGTTATGAATCACATGTGTAGCTGGAATCCACCAGCCCTAGACAACCTCTATACCCATTGAGACTCAAGTTTAGCACCAATTGCTTGTATTGTCAAGTCTTATCTTGTCTTTGTTTAAGCAGCATGATATAATTCGTTATTATTAAAATGAGGTTAATATGACAGCAGCCACTTACAATTTTACACTAGAACAGGGTGTACCTCTGTCTAAAACTGTTTTACTTAAGAACAGTGATAACTCAATTAAAGATCTTACAGGATTTACAGCTTTAATGCATTTAAGGCAATATCCAAGCTCAGAAGTTGTTTTGCTAGAGCTTAGTTCAGCTAATAGTAAGATCAATATTAATACAGCAACAGGTGCTGTGACAATGATCTTCAGTCTAGAAGATACTGCTTTACTTAATTATCAAACCTGCAGTTACGATCTCTTTATGTTAAATGGTTCTAGTACCTTCAGAGCACTTGCTGGGAAGATTACAGTTCAACCTAGAGTTACAAGGAGTGCTTGATGGCAGATGTGATTATTGTTATCCAAGAAGAGGTTGATTCAATTGTAGTTGTCCCTCAAGACAACCCTAATAACGTAACAGTGCCAGGGAACAGCAATACAGCCTCTCTGAGCGATTTAAATGATGTATCTGCTACCAACCCACAGGAAGGTCAATTCTTAAGCTTCCAGAGCGGTTTATGGCGTCCTACAGGCATCGTTGATTCATCTATCCAATCCTCGCTTGATGGTGGCGAGTTTATGTAATTTATTTAAGGAAATAAAATGGCTCGTTTACAATTAAAACGTGGTTTAAAAGCTAACCTACCTTCCTCTGGAATGCTTGCTGGTGAACCAATGGTCACTACTGATCGTGGTACTTTACATGTAGCTACAGATGCTACTACAAAACTTCCAGTTGTTCCAGCAATTGATGACCTTGTTACGCTTGGTGCAGTTAATGGTGCTGCTGACTTGATCATGATTCACGATGCTGACGGTGTAGGTCAGAAAGAAAAGAAGATTACCTTTGACGCATTTAAGACAGCTTTAAATATCCCTGCAGCATCAACTGATGAAAAGGTTGCCGTAATTTCCGGTGGAACTTCAGGATATATTTGGGGTACAGATGGGACTGATGGTGTTCTGCGTATGAATACTTCTATGTCTTGGACTAAGGATGCAGGTAATGCGTATGTGACCTTGGCAGTTAACATCGTAGATGGCGGTGTATTCTGAGGTGACTAAATGGCAACCCTAATTACAAAAAGAAGTACAACTTCTGGGGTTGTTCCTGTATCAGGGGATTTACAAGTTGGTGAGTTAGCTGTTAATACAGCAGACGCTAGATTGTGGACAAAACATTCTGATAACTCTATCAAAGAGATTGGTGCAGGAGCTTCAGGAGGGAACCCTTGGGTTATCTATGAGTTTGATATTGGATCAAAACCTAGAAGAAGTTTTACTTTTATAATAACAGATGCAAGTGTATCGCCTGCAAGTGTAATCTCTGTTGAGGCATGTGGTAAGCCTGCAACTGACAGGGGTGTTGACGACTATGAATGGGATATGGGTATGTTCGCTGCTAAAGCAGGGACTGGTGAATTTAGAGTTACTGTTTATTTCACCGGAAGGTGCGTAGGTAAACGTAATTTACAATATAAGGTGCAATAAATGGCAGCAATTGAATCAGGCGGCAGTACCGCTGGTATGGCAAACGTAGATGCCAATTACCGATTACAGGTTAGCTTACCTACAAATAAAGCTCAAGCAGGTTTTACAGGGTTAACTGGTTTTGCTGATGATGCAGGTGCAGTTAGAATCCCAATTGGTGCATCATCTCAGGGATTGCTTGGTACAGCAAACGTACAAGTTGACTTTGAACAGGGTTTTGCAGCTTCTGCTATCTCTCCTTCAATTTGGTCACAAGTTCTCACAACAATGACCACATCTGTAACTAACAACGCTGTTATTCTCAATGCAGGTAACTCCGTTGCATCAGGGGCAGTTGCTCGCTTAGTATCTTACAAACAAGCTGAAGCCCCAAGAGGTGCTGATAGAATTTGCGCATGGCGTATGATGATGCCTACTCTGGTAACTGGTGCAGTTACTGAAGTTGGTATGTTCTTAGCATCTGGTGTAGCTGCACCTACTGCAGGTACATTCTTCAGATATGGTTCTGATGGTTCTTTACGTGGTGTTTCTGTTTCTGTATCCGGTGCAGAATCAACAACAAGTTTAATTACAACTCCTTCACTTAACGTAGCTCATGATTACTTAATCTGGGTTATGGGTAAAGCAATTGTATTCCAAATTGATGATGTAGTGGTTGGTAGTATTACCCTAGGTGATACAGCACCAAGTCCTGTAACCTCTGAATCTGCTCCATTCTGTGCTCGTGTATACAATAACGCTGCTACAGCTACTGCTCAACAAGTTCAGCTTTTCCGCTGTCTTGGTGCTTTATATGGTGGTTCATACGGATATGATCGTAAGTTCCTAGCTGCCCTTGGTGGTGATATTGGCGCTCAAGGTATCGTAGGTGCTTCTACAGGTTCTTTAGCTAACTGGGCAAACTCTGCTGCGCCTACTTCAGCTACGTTATCTAACACTGCTGCTGGTTATACTACTTTAGGTGGTCAATTCCAGTTTGCTGCTGTAGCTGGTGCTGAAACAGATTACGCCCTCTTTGCCTTCCAAGTTCCTGCACAATCAGCAACTAACCAAGGTAGAACATTACTAGTTCATGGCGTTACGATTGATACTATCAACACAGGTGCAGCCGTTGCTACATCAGCTACTGTCCTTCAGTGGGGTCTAGCTTTTGATGGTACTGCAGTATCCCTTGCAACTGCTGATGCTGCCGCTGCAAAGGCTCCGAGACGTATTGCATTAGGTTTCCAATCATTTGCTATTGGTGCTGCTATTGCTGCGCAAGCTGCTGTGATTGACAGAAAATTTGAACAACCATTAGCTGTCAATGCAGGTAACTATTTGCATGTATTCCTCAAGATGCCAATTGGTACTGCAACAGCTTCACAGATTATCCGTGGTACTGTTACTATTGATGCAACCTGGGAATAACTAATTTTTAAGAATACTCTTGACAATAAGCTTGAGTATTCTTTTAATTTATGATATAATTTAGCAATTCGACGTAAGGATTAATATGTCTGAAAAAGAAAATAAAATCCAAGTCATTAAGTCTTTGAATGAAGAAAAGAAGTTAGCTTTATTTGTAGTCCTAGAACCACAAGATGCTGATGGATCTACATCTGATTTACATGGAGATTGGTACTCTGCTGAAGAAGTAGAGAAAGCCTGCCATGATTTTAATACACAAGCGACCAGACGTGCAAATCTCTATCACATGATAGATACAACAGGTTATGAATTTGTTGAGAGCTACATTCTTCCTGTGGAAGCACAGGTTGGTGAAAGAGTTGTAAAAGCTGGTACATGGTTGGCTGTAATCAAAGCAAAAGAAGACTGGATTTGGGACGGAATTAAGGATGGAACTTTTAATGGTTTATCCATTCAGTGCAATGCAATTGTAGAAGATATGGAGGACTAATGCAAGAGCCTAAAAAGAAAGCTACTCGTAAGTTAAAGAATTTCGACTTCTCTGGACCTGATGCTGCTGTAGCTCTTGTTGGTCCTGCAGTCGGGGGAGCCGCAAATGGTTCAACCACTGTACTTTTTAAGTCAGTTGGAACTAATCGTTCAGAAGAGTTTATCACTAAGGCACAGGCAGTGCAAGTGACAATGGAGTTACCGGACTTTCTGCGAACATTCTTTGGACTGTACGGAAGCGATGCTGAAGTTCTAGCTCGTCTGATGGGTTATGTAGAAGAACCTGATGAAGAAGAGTCTAAGACTTATGAAGATTATATTCAAGAAAAAGTACAAGCATTTACTTTGCTAGATACTTTGAATGAATCTGAGAATATTGCAAAATCTTTAATTGCATTATCTGAGGATGAACACCTTGCTGTTTTAAAGTCTCAAGAAACTCTTGAACCAATTATGAAGCAAGCTATTAAAAAGAATAAAGAGCCTGTTTCGGGTTCTAATGTTAAAAAGGAAAAGCAAATGACTCAAGAAATCGAGACAGTAGCTAAGAGTCAATTTGAAGAAATTCAAAAAGCTCTTGATGAAAATAAAGTAGCTCTAGCTAAGGCTTTAGAGCAAATTGAACTATTCCAAGCTGAAAAGAAGGAAGCTGTTCGTAAATCAAAGTTTGATAAGCTAGAAGCTGCTGTAAAGGATAAGGCTATTGCTGAAGTTCTTTTCAAGGCTGTTGGGCTAGTTGAATCCGAAGAAGATTTTGCTTCTATTGTAGATGCATTATCTAGCATTCAGGCGAAGGTAGAAAAGTCTGCAATGTTTGAAGAAATTGGTGCATCTGCTGATGAAGTAGAAACACCTAAAGTACAAGAATCTGCTGTCTTGAAAGCTGTAAAAGCTAATCTGGCTGCTGGTAAATAAATATTAGGAGACTATAAAAATGCTAATTTCCACAGATACCTTTCGCTTTTCACATGTTGTCAAGCATGAATACGAACCAACTCTAGCTTACTGCCGTGAAGTAGTAACTGCCCTAGAAGGTTCTGCAAAGACTTATACCGTAGGTACAGTTCTAGGTAAGATCACTGCATCTGGTAAGTATAAGATTGTTGAAGCTACTGCTGTTGACGGTTCACAGAACGCAGTTGCTGTAGTTATTGAAGACAAAGCTGTTCCTGCTACTACTGATACTTCTGTCCTAGTTCTAGCTCGCGGCCCTGTTATGGTTGGTAAGGGTGGTCTAACTCTAGGTGCCACCGTTGATACTGATCCTGAAAAGGCTGCTGTGTACGCTTCACTAGCTACCGTAGGTATCATCGTACAAGATACTATCTAATAAGAAGAAGGAATTAAATTATGACTACTGCTCGTAGCTTTCAAAATCAGTTTGAAGTAACTGATTACACACAAGAACTAAATGTTATCCCAAACACTTGGGGTCTAATTGGTGAACTAGGCATTTTCAGTGAGCAAGGTATTGCTCAGAATTCACTAACTTTTGAATCAAAGGGTGGTACTATCGCTCTAGTTGGTGACAAGGTTCGTGGTACTCGTGCTAACGTAGGTAAGGATGAAGTCGCAAAGATTCATGCTTATGCAACTACTCACCACCCTTATGATGACGCTCTGTTTGCCCATGAGCTACAAGGTCGTCGCGCTTATGGTACTACAGATCAACCTGACACTGAAGCTCGTGCTATCGCTGATAAGCTAGCTCGTATCCGTATGGCTCACGCTATGACTCTAGAACGTGCTCGTGCATGGACTATTGTTAACGGCACTCAGTATGCTCCTAACGGTACTGTCACTGCTAACTTCTACACTGACTTTGGTGTTACTCGTAAGTCTGTAGACTGTGTACTAGGTACTGCTACTACTGAAGTAAACGAGAAGATTCAAGAAGGTGTTGCAAGCATTCAAGACAATCTATTGTCTGGTGAAGTTGCTACTGGTTTCGTGGTTCTGTGTGGTACTACCTTCTTTAACAAGCTAACTCGTCAAGCTAACGTCAAGGAAGCTTACAAGTTCTACGCAAGTACTCAAGAAGGTCAACGCAATGGTTATCGCTCTGGTCGTTATCAAATCTTTGATCACGCTGGTGTTCGTTTCATTGAATATCGTGGTTCACTAGGTGGTCAGGCTCTAATCCCTGATGCTGAAGCCTACATGATTCCTACTGGTACAATGGATACCTTCAAGACATATTTCAGCCCTGCTTCTAAGTTTGACCTAGTCAATACTATTGGTGAGCAAGCATATGTCTGGACCTATAAGGATCAAAAGGGAAGCAAGATTGAAGTTGAATCAGAATCTAACTTCCTGAATCTGCTACGTCGCCCTCAAGCTGTCGTACAGTTCACTAGCTCCAACTAATATTGGACTGAAGCCCTTCGGGGCTTCTATTTTAAGAGTTATGAATTAGCTTTTAAAATAGATACTAAAACAGGAGATAATATGACATTAAATGATATTGAAAAAGTCCGGGTTTTAGTTGCGGATACTGATATTACATTACCTATCCTTCCAGATAGTACTTATGAGTATTTCTTGGAAAAGAATTCAGGTAGTGTATCACGAGCATCTATGGATGCTGCCAGATCTATCTTATTTAATCTAAGTATGCGAGGTGATGAGCAAGTTGATATTTTTAGTATTAAAGGTTCTAAAGCTGCTGAATCATATAAGCAAGCTTTGACTTTATATCTGAAAGATCCTTACTCAAATCCTGTTCTACAAAATTGCCAAGGTTGGGTCGGTGGCGTGTCTGTTTCTCAGATGCAGACCAACGATGATAATACCGATAATAATATTGTTAAAAGACCTTCTGTAAGTTATACAGGAATCCCAACAGGCTTCTTTACTATTTGAGGTGCATATGGATTTATTTCTTAATGCAGCCACAAAAGCTATTGAAAGACACGGTGCCGCAGTGACATATAAGCAAGTCGGTACAACAAGTTATAATGTAAATACATCAGAAGTTACTTCTACAGACATTGCTTATAGTATCAAAGCATATCCAAAACACATTAAAGCTAATGCTTATAATTATCCAGACCTGATTGGTAAGGAAGCAATTCTATTTTATATTTCCTCTGCATCAGGTATTGTTCCGAAGCAAGGGGATTTTATTTTATATAATTCCTTGCAATTTAATGTAGATAGCTTTCAAAGTCATTTTGCAAATGGTGCAGTTGTTCTATATCGTGTAGCTGCTGTAAGAGGTTGAGTATGTTCAGTGCAGATGTTACTGATTTACTTAAGAGTTTAGAAGATTACAGAAACCAAGTAGTTAAGAAATTAAAGGCTACTATAAATACTGTAATGTATGAATGGTCTTCTGAAGTTATTAGGATTACCCCGTTGGGGAATACCGATAGTCCACAAAATACCCGAAGATATGGTATGCGAGAATCAATGTACAATTGGAGTCCAAAAGCTGGCCTTACAAGAGGTAACTGGATGTTTGGATTGAACTCAGATTCAATTACGTTTGATAGTAGTTCTTTTGACTCTGGTTCTGGTACTCTGAAAGCAAGTTTAAGTACTGTAATGCATGGTTATAAACTTGGGGATACAATTACACTAGGTAATGCTACTCCCTATATTTTAACTCCCGGTATAAATAATACATTGTTTAATAGGGCTAAAGGACGCCTAGAAGGTGGTTATTCTCTGCAAGCTCCTAACGGCTTGAAAGCACCGACTTTAGAAGCAATCCAGAGGCTTTATAAAATACCATTTGACAGATTTTAAGGAGATAGATTTGGCAATTATTGAAAGTAAAAGAGCTTGTGAAAAGCATCTGAAAGCCTTGTCTCCTGATATCCCAACGGCATATGAAGGTTTGCACTTTACACCGCCAGCAAATGCGATGTATCAAAGTACTCAGTTCTATATTGAACAACCTGATGATCCTGTTTTTGGTACAGGATATTATAGAGAGAATTTTCAGTTTCAGGTGTTCGTTGCTGACGTTAAAGGAAAAGGCACTGCCGCAGCTTTAACAAGAGCCGAGCTTATTAGACAGCATTTCAAGAAAGGTACTACCTTATTTGAAGCTGGTTTTAAGATTCTAATCTTAGAAACCCCGAAGGTTGCAGGAACAGCAATTACGGAAGATCGTATTGTAGTCCCTGTAATAATCAGTGCAATCACTGAAGTTTATGAATAAATTAAATACAAACATGGTTTTGTCTGCACCTAGTCAGGCCCTGAATACATTGGAGAAATAAATATGACGATTGCAAAAGGAACTGCAAAAAAGGTTGCTTACAAATTAGAATCTACCTGGGGAACTTTAGCTGGTGCATCCGGTGCTAAGTATATCCGCCGTGTAACTTCAAACTTCAACCTAACTAAGGATGTAATTGAAAGTGCAGAAATTCGGACAGACTTCCAAGTTGCTGATATGCGACACGGTGTTCGTAAGTCTGAAGGTGCTATCAATGGTGAACTATCCCCTGGATCTTACTCTGATTTCATGCAAAGCGTAGTTGCTCGTGACTTCACTGCTGGTGTAACTTCTACGACTGCTACACTAACTATTGCTGTATCTGGTTCACTATTCACAATTACTCGTGCTGCAGGCTCATGGATTACTGACGGTTTACAAGTTGGTAATATCATTCGCTTAACTGGTGCTGGTCTAAACGTAGCAAACCAAGCTAATAACGCACTAGTTGTATCAATGTCTGCATTAGCTCTAACTGTTCGTGTACTTTCTGGTACTCCAATGGTTGCAGAATCAGCGATTGCTTCTTGTACTGCTCAAGTCCAAGGTAAAGTAACATTCGCTCCATTAACAGGCCATACCAATCAGTCTTATACAATCGAAGAATTCTATTCTGATATTGCTCAGTCTGAAGTTTATACTGGTATGAAGGTTGGTTCAATGGCAGTACAATTACCTTCAACAGGTATGGTTACTTGTGATTTTAACTTCCTTGGTAAGAACCTAGAACAAACCGGTACTACTCAATACTTCACTACACCTACTGTTGCTAACACCAATGGTCTGTTCACTGCTGTAAACGGTGCTGTTGTTGTTAATGGTGTACCTATCGCTGTTATTACTGCTGCTGACTTTACGCTAGAGCGTGGTCTAGAAGCTGCTAACGTAGTGGGATCTAACTTTGCTTCAGACGTGTTCACAGGTCGTATCAAGGTTAATGGTAACTTTAGCACGTACTTTGAAGATGCTGCTTTCCGTGATTACTTCAAGGATGAAGTTGTTGTTTCTCTAGTGTTTGCTTTGACAGCAGACAATAGCAAGACTGCTCAAGCAATGTCCTTTACTTTACCTCGCGTAAAGGTTGGCTCTGCTACTAAGGCTGATGCTGAACTTGGAATTATCCAACAACACTCATTCGTAGCTCTATTGAATGATGTTACAACTGCTGGCCTACCAGCAAGTACTATTCAGATTCAAGACACTTCTATCTGATAAATAAAGCCCTTTAGTTTAAAAGCTAGAGGGCTTTTTCTTTGCCTATCCCTTGCTAATTTGGATTCAATATGTTAAAATACGTTTAATGCAGAGAGTTAATCTCTCTTTATTCATCAATAAGAAAGGAAATTAACATGGGTTTTGATCTAGTAACAAATAACCTAGCCGATAAGGCTGAAGCTGGTTATGAATTTGAATTAACCATCCCTGGTAGTGACACTCCTACCGGAGCTTTTATCAAGGTTCGTGGTAGCCAATCAAAGATTGTGCGTGCATATGGTCGTAAGAAGTTTGAAGAACTACGTCAACGTGCTGTTATTGCAAAGCGTAAAGGTAAGGATGTAGAGGATATCGACCTAGAAGAAGCTGAAGACATGGCTGTAGAGCGTGCAGTTGTTAAGGTTATCTCTTGGAAGGGTTTTGAAGAAGATGGTAAGGAAGTTCCATTCACTAAGGAGAATGCAACTCGTATCTTTAAGGAACATTCTTGGATTCGTGATCAAGTGGAGGAAGAAGCTGATCAGCTACTAAACTTTCAGTGATGAAGATTTAGAACAACTGATAGCTTATACAAAGCAGGAGTTTGAATTAGACTCTGTCCAAGCTGATGGACATTCTTTGAGAGAGCACCTGCTGAAGGTTCAAGAAATTACTAAAAGAGTTCCTACTGAATTACAAAATCTAGTAGAACTCCCTGAAGTATTTAAATATTGTTGGCAAGACTTCATCAATCTGAATAATACAAGGCAGGGAGGATTTGGTCCACAGCCTATTTCTTATTTAGAAATGCAAGCTTACTTTAATTTGAATAGTGTAGTTCCTGAACCTTGGGAGATTAGAATAATAAAGGTTCTTGATAAGATTGCTCTTGAAGCTATTAATGCAAGGACAGAAAAAGCAAATAAGAATAATAAATAACTTGATCCTGTACTTGAG